GAAGGGATTCAGCCGGATGGAAGACCGGCAGGGCTCCCGCTTTGAAAGCACTTTCAGCAAGAATCAAATTCGCAAGATCTGGGATATATGAGCGCAAATTCAAATCTGGCCACTGAATATTCGATGGGCAACGGCGGGTTCCAGCTTGTCCTTGTTACCACGTTGACCACTGGCCCATTCGTTGCGGTCACCACGATTGCTCCGACTACCTTCACTTCGATCACCGGCAAGAACATCAGCGGCAGTTGGTCGTCGGCCACCATCCCCGCTGGTATCACGCTTCCTGGACCGATCGACAGTTTCCAGATTTCGAGTGGTCAGGTGGTTGCGTTCAATGGAGTGATCAACTCTTAAGCCGTGACACTCGCTCTCGGAACAAGATTAACGTCCAGCGGATCCGGCGGGAATGTCACCCCGATCGATCCGCCTATCTTGCGCCGGGATCTTTTGCAGGAGGATGATTTCTTCGTCCTTCTGGAGGATGGGGACAAGATTGTCATTACGTTCGGAACTTATGACAAGATCGCCCTCGAAGACGGCACAGACCTGCTACTGACCGAAGATTCAAACAAGTTCATACTAACAGTCTACTGATATGCCAGATACGAAAATCACAGCCTTAACGGCGATCGGAGCCAATCCGATCATCCCATCAACCTTCCCCATCCCGATGGTCGATCTTACCGACACATCGATGGCGGCGAGCGGCACCACGAAGAAGGTGACCGTGAACCAAATCCTGGGAGCCGGCGGCACCGCCACGCTCGCCTCCGCCACCATCACCGGCGCGGCTACGGTGGGGACGACTTTCGGCGTGACTGGTGTTTCCACCTTTGCTGCTGGCACCGCTTTGCTTCCCGCTCTGACAACGACTGGAGACACAAACACCGGCATTTACTATCCAGCGGCAGACACGTTTGCTGTTACGACTGCTGGCGCCGAGCGTTATCGTGTGGACTCAGCGGGAAATTGCGGCATCGGAGTTACGCCGAGTGCGTGGGTGGCTGGAGCAAAAGCTCTTCAGTTTGGAGCTTATGGTGCGCTTGCGCAAAGCTCTTCAGGAAACATTGAGCTTTCTTTCAATTCATACAACAGCGGGGCGGGTGCTTACAAATACCTGCAAACTGACACCGCTTCACTCTATCGCGCTTCGTCGGTTCATTCGTGGTTTGTCGCCCCCTCCGGCACAGCTGGAAACGCCATCACCTTCACGCAAGCGATGACGCTGGATGCGAGTGGGAATCTCGCATTGGGTCAATCATCGTCGGCACTTCAATCTGGAGGAACAGGAATCACTATTTATGGTTCAACTGCATCAGAGCTTAAGTTCCTTAACAGCACCACAGGATCAAGCGCAAATGATGGAACTGCTCTTGTTACATCAGTAAACAATTTTTCAATCAACAATAGAGAATCTGGATCTGTTTCGATTGGAACCACCAATACTCAACGCATGATTGTTAAAACAGATGGTCAAGTTCGCTTTGTCCCTCTCGCTGCCGATCCTGGCGGTGCTGAAGCTGGAGACGTTTATTACAACAGCAGCAGCAATAAGCTGAAGTGCTACAACGGATCTACTTGGAACGACCTATTCTAATCCTACCATGCCCACCATCCTCTGGCTCATCGAACGCCTTCTCGTAAAACCGACCGAAGGCTCCTACACCGATGTCGTAATCACCGCCGACTGGCGTTGCAACGGCTCGCAGGAATCGTACAGCGGAACCTGCTACGGCTCGTGCAGCTTCGCTCCGCCGACTGGTAGCTTCACTCCTTACGCCGATCTGACCGAGCAGCAGGTGCTAGACTGGTGCTACGCAAACGGCGTGGACAAGTCGGCCATCGAAGCGAACGTCACCGCGCAGATCGAAGCGCAGATCAACCCGCCGGTTGTTAGTCTGCCGCTGCCGTGGGTGCCTCCCGCTCCCGAGCCGGTTTTGGTTGCGGAGCCGGCCACCGTTGTCGATTCTCCGGTCGCATGATCAAGATCGAACTCACGCAAGAGCAGTTTAACACCGTGCTGCAACTCATCGACATCGCAATCAAAGCGGGCGGCTACCAGAACGCAAAGGTCGCCGTTCCGATTGTTGAAGTGTTGATTTCACAAGCTGAGAACCCCAAAGCCTCCGAGTAAATGGACACATCCAATCACGGCGGTGACACAAATCAGATGATCGCCTCCATGGGAGGAGCAGCAGCGGCAACCGCTGTTTCGTTTATCCCCTGGCTGACCGACATCGTTCGACTCATCACCGCCGTGATTGGCCTGCTCTGCGCCATTTACGGGGCTTACAAACTCTTTAGAAAATGAAGAACACCAAGACCACTCTCGCCGGCATCGGTGCCATCCTCGTTGCCATCGGTGGGGCTATGAAGGCCTTGTTCGACGGTGACCCGACTACCCATCTGGACATCACCACGACCATCGCCGCGGTGACCGCTGGCATCGGTCTGATCTGGGCCAAGGACGCCGAGAAGAAGGCCGAGTGAACTGGATCTACCAGATCCTGAAGGCCCTTCTGGATTGGCTCAGGGAAACACCACCCACCGATGTTCAACACGGCAAAGCACCCGAGGCTCTCAAGAACGATCTGGCTGATCGCATTGCTGGACTGCCTCGGTTGCCAGATGACCAAGGTGGTCCTGGTCCCTTCCGGTGACCCGGTGATGCTGGCCAAACCCACCAGGGCCAGCGTCTACGGATTCGACAAAGACAAGAAGCTGGTGGGGCCGTCCACCGTGGTCCTGCCGGCTGGTTGGTACGCACTACCGAAGAACTGATATGGGAACTCCACTCACAGGCAGTAGCGTCGCATCGACATACACTGGCCTACTAAAAAGCTCCGACAACTCCGCGCTGACCACGGTCCTCAAAGCCGTTGGAGATGGCAGCGGTATCGATTCCGCGCTCCAGCTATCGACCACCGCAGTCAATACCACTGGCGACTTCAGCGTCGGGTCCAACAAGCTCACGGTGGCCGCGGCAAGCGGTAACACGGTCGTCGGTGGTACCCTCACCGTAACCGGCGCAACGAGCCTCAGCGGCAATCTGGCGATCCCCGGCAACCTCTCGGTGACCGGTACATCCACTCTCACTGGTGCCACAAGCGTCGCCAGCACCCTCGCGGTGACCGGAGCCACCTCGCTCTCAAGCCTCTCCACCAGCGGAGCGGCTACCATAGGGACCACTCTGGGGGTCACAGGAGCCTCTACGTTGGCCAGCTTGGGTGTTACCGGTGCGGCGACGGTTGGAACGACCCTAGGCGTCACTGGAGCGACTACGCTGGCAAGCCTAGGGGTGACCGGCGCGGCTACTGTCGGAACCACGTTGGGAGTCACCGGAGCCACCACTCTCGCTTCAGTCGGTGTCACCGGAGCGGCTACGGTTGGTACTACGCTCGATGTTACCGGTGCTGCAACTCTCTCCAACAACCTGACCGTCACCGGCAACGCTACGGTCAACGGCAACACCACGATTGGAAACCTAGGCACCGATCTCCTGACGATCAACGCCAACGAGGTCACGCTTCCGAACCTGACCAATGTCACGGTCGATCTAGCCAACGATAAGGTTCTGATCACCGATGCGAATGATTCCAGCAAACTTCGCTCCATCGCAGCCAGTGCGCTCGGAATCAATGCGTCGAACGCTCCTCAGTCTGTTCAGACAGTTGATACCACGAGACAAACTTACTCTGGATCAGCAACCGCTCCAGGGCAAGAGATCACGGTGCTTAACACCACCATAACTCCGAGAAGCACATCTTCTAAGATACTGGTAACTGTTTGTATCAATTATTCCTGCCTTGTTAATACATCGCAATTTGTTCTTTTTAGGCTAACAAGGAATTCAACCGAAATCGGAACATCTACTGGATTAAACACAAAGGGTATATCCAGTGCTTCTTATGAAGATGGTGAGGTTACTACGATTAGTAACAAGATAATCCAGTTCCTTGATAGTCCAAACACCACTTCTCCTGTAACATATCGGATCCATAACTACGGTCCAACAAGCGCACAGCAATTGTACCTTAATTATGCTGTGAACGACAATACGGTATCGACCTCTTCCACGATGATCTTGCAAGAGTACTTCGCATGAAACCCTCTGAAGTAGCCCAAGCGGCTTGCGACAAGCTCTCCTTCACCGACGCGAACACCCTCGCGTTGGCCAAGAAGTTCTGCATCCGCCGCTACTCCATGATCTGGGATTCGTGCCTCTGGAACGATACCCTCGGCGTCATCTCGCGCTCAGTCAGCCAAGGCAACGAACTGGTCACCCTCGACCAAACCGTAACCGCTACCTACGCCTCAGGTACCGGCTACAACATGTTCCTCGACTTCCCAGTCGCCATCCGATTCACGATCAACGGCGAGACCGATGGCATCGAAGTCCCCGCCGCGGAATGGGTCTCGTTCTTCCAGCTCGATCCCAACACTTGGAACAACGTCGATAGCCGCAAGTCCACCCCCGGCAACTTCGTCAACTGGACCCGAGTCATCGGTGCTTCCTACGGAGAAGCCGGTGTCCCGCGCATCAAGCTCGTTCCCACGCCCAACACCGATGGCAACCTCTTTATCCTCGGGAAGAAGCAGTCCCAGATGCGGCAGTTCGGCGAGAACCAAGCGATCGTCAACGACAGCAACTTCGAGCTGCGCGGTGTCGAGAACGCTCTGATGGCCTACACCGAAGGCGATCTCCTCGAATACTCCCGGCAGTACGGGAAAGCCCAAGCCAAGTTCCAAGAAGGGGCCGCTCAAGTCTCCATTATGAAGGACATGGAACGCGGTCAGCAGCAGCAGATCAGCCGCATCATTCCAGATAGCTTGTACGATTATACGTTCCAAGACATCCTGTAATCCGCCATGCCATTCCAATCCTCAGATGCTCTTGATGATCAGATGCTGTTGGATGGAAGCACCGGCTTCAGTACCGGTGTCGTCTCTGCTACTCGTCCCGATGCCATCCCTGCTACGAGCATGGAGTCGGCCATCAACATGGACTACGATGACTTCGGCAACCTAGTCACTCGTCTCGGATCAGTTTCACTCGCCGGTAACAGCGAATCCAGAAACTGGGAGGAAATCCTCACCGCTTGGAACTTAACCACCTCCAACTACGGCAGCAACCTACCGACAAATGCGGAGGTTTATTCTGGATTTTTCTTCGATACCGCAGCATCCGAGCGGCTGGTCATCGCGGTCAGCGATCGTAACGCCAACACCAAGAACCTCTACTTCGGTTCACCCGGCGTTTCCTACAACGCGATCAGCGGCGCGACACTCAATGCCTCAGCCACCTTCGTCTACTTCGCTCAGCTCAATGACAAGCTGTTCTATTCCGATGGCTACGGAACTCTGAAGTACGTCTCCAGCGCGAATCTCAATAGCTCGATCGCCGCCGGCAAGATCAGCCGCATCGATGTCATCAATCAGGGAAGCGGTCACAACAGCATCCCAACAATCACCATATCCGCTCCACCGAGCGGTGTGACCGCAACCGCGGAAGCAAGAATTGGTGGGGATGGAG